TTGTTGTGTTCATACAAAGTCTTGCTCTTATATCGTCTGAGTCCAAGTCTATTGTAGAGTTTAGAATACTGTTTAATGCTGAATTAAATATATTACTTGCCATTTTTTGTCTTTCTTAATTTATTAACTGTAGCTAAGACTAGCTCTATTATCATATACATTATCAAAATAAGTGTTTCCATCAGACCAACTTACTACTACCCCACTGGTAAGATCAATCTTTTTAATCCTCCATAGAGCAGCACTTGTGGCTGTTCCTGCCTTAGCGTGTGCTAAGTAAATAACATCTGTTGTTGTGCTGTCATCCATTCTCAAAGCTAACAACTCTTTGGAAACTGGTGTTCTATAGGCTGTGCCTGTGGTTTCGCTTTTAGCTAATTCCCCTAAAGGCATTACTGCCGATACATTGTATTTATCATCTCTCGACTTTTTTAAAATCTCTTGTTCTGATTCAGATACATAAGATTTGCTTTGATGTATTTCGTTATCTGCCATATTTTCTCCTATTCTTGTCTATTTCACTGAGCTTATTCATAAACTTTACCCACTCAGCAATCTTAGCAATTTTTACATGAGGTGGAGAGTTCTTTGTACCTGTGACCTTTTCAGCCTCTTTTACAAAGTCCTTAAAGGTTTTCTCGCCATCTGCTAATTCCCCATTTGTTACCTTATTTCTATAAGCACTTTCTATATCCAGAATATCATCTTTCATTAAAATGTCCGAATCATCCCAAATCTCCAACACCTCAAAATACTCAGCAGTATAAGGAAAACCCTTGATTTCCTCGTATAGTGCTACAGGTACTTCTTCATCTAAAGTTACCGCCCTAGCTGGGTTCTTAGCCTCTGGAGCAGGGGCAGTTGCTTTAGTAGACTCTGTAGTTGCAGCCCTAAATTCACTCATTATTTACTTTAAACTTTCGTAAATAGGAGCATCAGGAGCTACTGCATCTTCTTGTGGAACTACTGGATCAGGTCTTTGGTATCTTTGTCCGTCTTTACCAATAACAATACCTTCTTCAGCTACTTCTACTTTTTCGATTACAATTTCTTCTTTTTTAATCTTTTTGCTTTTTCTTACCATTTTCTTCCTTTCTTAAAATTCGTTAGGATTTTGTTCAAAGAACTTTATATAGGCTTTAACTTCCTCGTTTTGTAGTTTAGTGGGGTCGTTTCTAACATCTTTATAGTGTTGGTCGTACCTCTTTTGGTCCTTTATAAACTTCTTTCTTTTATCCTCTAAGTCAATATCTTTTGTTTGGTTATGAATCTTATCAAGTAACTCCATCCCACGCTTCCTAGAGTAGACACCTTTTGCCATGGCTTCCTCTATATGTGCTTTGTCGTAGTATCTTGTATCTTTCATAAACAATCTCTGAAGGGAGAGCCTAAGCCCTCCCCCCAAATTTCTAACCTAAGCCTTAGCTTTGATCAGTTGCACCAGATTTAATCTCGATTATCCAATCGGAGACTAATGTTACAGGTACGCAGGACATAGCCCAGCCTACCGTACTAAACCTATCAACTGGATTATCAGTTGAGTTAGCTCCTGGAGTCTTAACATATACTTTCTTTTCATCACCTGAGAGGTCGGTTACACCGAAAGCCTCTTTACCATGAACGAATGAATGTACAATGTCAGCGTTTGAAGTACCACCGTTTGCGGTTTCTTCCCAGTTAGTAGTTTCCATGAATCTTACTCCATGTAGCCTACCTATTTCGCCTTTGTAGAGGTTGTCACCATCTTTATATGTGTGAGCATTTACCCATACACTGTCTCCCATCAAGTCGTAGCTTGCGTAAGGGGAGGTTTTACCCATGAAATATCCATCGGAATATCTCATAGCCTTGTTAGTTTTTAGAGTTCTAACTGCTTTCCTGATTTCGGCTGCTGATAAAGTATCAGTAATACCTACATCTGTTAAAGCTGATGAACTAGCTGCTAATTGGTCTGTTCCACCTAAGAGTGCCCATTTTCTTACTAATTGGTCTCTTGATTCGCCAGCGTTCTGTGCCATAACCTCAACTGCACCTTTCATTTTGGGATCAACTGCTGTTAGTTTTAATAGTTTAGAGATGGCACTGTATGAGCCAAATTCTGAAACTGTACCGCTAACATTTGTTGCTGAAAGATTTACTGCTGAAGGATTAGATCCCTCAGTAATTGCTGCTGTGATTATTGTTAATGGAGAGTATCTTTGGAAGTAGACAACTTTTCCCTCACCTGCTGGTAAAGGTCTAACTTGTGCTCCTTGCTCGTGTACTAACCAATGTTTAGCCATGCTGACAAATAGTTTGTCGTAGTATGTTTGCATTAATGCAGACATACCTGCTGTTGCTGTAGTAGTCATTTTGTTTTAAAATACACCTCGCTTCTTATCAAGCGTAGCCAACAAGTTCTTCGATTTCCTGGAAAGACATATCTTTAGGATCTTTCTTATGCTCTTTTTTAACACCTGCTGATGGTATTACTGCTCCCTCGTTTTGTTGTTTACTTAATTCTTCTACTGATGACGATCTTCCTTCTGATACTGCTCTTGATCTCAGATTCATTATTTTGTCAACAAAGGGCTTTAATTCCAAAGCTGGGTTAAGTTTGGATGAGTCCTTATATAAAGTAACAATGTCGTTTGTCAAATCTGAATCAAATTGCTCTGCTCCAGTTCTTAACTCACTATATGTATCCTCTACATATCGGGTATCATCTCTAAACTTTTCTCGCTTAGATTGAACCTTCTGAAATTGGTTTAGTGCCTTCTGAGCAGCTCTATTCTCTGCTAATTGCAGGTCCTTGACATAATCTCCTGTGTAGGGGATACCGTCACCTTGGAGCTGTTCTAAAAACTCTCTAGTAGAACTATCCTTATCGGTAGGTCTACTTTCCAACTTGTCTTTGAGGCTTTCATTCTCTTGTGTTAATACATCAGCCTCTTTAGCCTTGTTAGCCAAATCCTGGACTCTTTTTTGCCCACGCTTTGATTTAACTATATTACTATCATCTAATTCCTCTGGCGGTGCTTCCTCAGCTACCTCCTCGGTTTCAGGTGATTCGGGCTCAACAGGGTCGGTTTGTTCTGACACTTGCGTTTCAACAATTTCCTCAGATTCCTGTTCCATCTGTTTAGCGTTTGGAGTTTCTTCTGCCATTTTTGTCTCCTATCTTAATTTTTTACACGCCACCTATTTTGGCATAAGGTACAGGCTGCTTACCTCCCAGTTATATACTGGTAGTGATGTTAAGTGTTTTGAGTAAAGAGAGGAGTGAACATCATCTTTATTGTTGTAGAAAGGGTACTTAACACCACTATCAACATATAACTTATTCTATTGTATTATAGGTTTGCCGTTTTCGTCAACTCCTATTAATTTCTTATCGTTTCCAATATACAAACCGTATTCTAGTTTCGTATCCGTATTTATTATATAAGGACCTTTCTGAATCCATCTACCTTCTATAGTATTTTCAAATACTTGGTCCTCGGTAGGTGTCCAATCGGTCTTATCAAACGGCTCAATCTTTTTTGTCTTTTTGTTCTTCTTCATAAACTGCCTTAGCTTGTTCTACTCGTCTTATCAGTCTTTCCATCTCTCCTGCTACTAAGTCTGCTACTAAGAATCGTACTCCAAGTTCTTCTAAACTTCTACCAGAAGCCTCGTAGTCTACCATAGATCGTAGTTTATCTACTCTACCTCTAGCATACTTTTTAAGGACTTTCCATCCTTCAAGTGTTCCTAGTAAAGAGAGTTCCTCATCGTCTTTAGTAATGGCAGATTTTGTACTGTCCTTACGCTTGACATCTCTCATAAATTTTATGAAATCTGTGTTTGGGGCTATTATGTTAGTTTCTTTTTTGTTTGTCATACACCAAGGGGTTGATTAGGTTGTGGGGCTGGTGGACCTCCAGGTGTTTGACCTCCTGCGGGTTGCCCTCCTGTTGCTAAAAAACCATCCATCCTTTCTTCTAAGGCGTTAGCCCTAGCCAAAACTTCTGGATCTGGACCATCTTCTACTATCTTATCCCAGTTCTCAGTTCCAGACTTAATAATGATTCTTTTCAGTATCTCGCCTACATTTAGCTTATAACCACTCATTTCCATAGCCTTTAGTATTGGGGAGGTTATCTCTCCTGACTTAGGCTCTATTTGAGCACCATTTATAGCTAACCTTAGTATTGTGTGAAGATTATCTATTTCGTCTGCTTCATCTCTCCTAGACATTGACCCGCTATCTATATCGTATATATATTTGCCGACCAATTCTTTCTTGTCTATAGTAACCTTACCTGTGTTCCCATCACTAAATATTTCTACTAGGTCTGGAAATTCACTTGCTATCTCGTCTATCTCTTTATCAAACAGTGTTAATACCAGAGCTGAAGGCATCTTTTGTGCCTGTAGGTTAATAAACCTTTCCATTATCTGTGTAACTGTCTGCTCCATCTGGTATCTCTCCATAGAGTCTCTTACATTCTCTCTGCGTGACTGCATCTTTAATGCCTGCGGTGTCTTGCCTAGTGTCATGTCTGAACCCATAGAGATGTTTGTCTCTGAAGTACCTTGTGAGTTTTGTAGAGCACCTAATAGGTACTGGTATGAAGATACAAAAGTATCCATACCTCTTGGAGAAACCTGTGTAGATTGAATATCCACATTAGGTCTGTCAACAAGCCACTTAGCTCCTGGTCTCATCTTAATAGATGAAGCTGTTACACCATCAGTGTTAATCTGAAGTGGTGGGAACAAACTCATCTTTACACCATCAAAGTATAGGTTGATAAGTGAGTCTAGGGATTTTTGTAGACTTTCGCCTCTCTCAAATTCTCCTAGCCCAAAGAAATCCTCTATTACTGGTAGATTGTATTTAGCAACTACTGGTAACAAACCATTCTTATGTGGGTTATCTATTCTTCTTATTATCTTATTGTAAGATGGTAGGAATGTAATCCATTCATCTCTCTCGTAGCGTGTAACTACCTCTATATAAGGGTTTCTCTCTGACTCTTGGTCATCACTGTAGTACTCTGAGTATCTCTTAGAAATTCTCTCTGAGGACATTTGTGCCCTAGAAGTACCTTTAGGATCTGGATTGTTCATATCATCTAGTATCTCTTGGATACCCTCCCAGGTTTCGGGGTCTCTTGATTCTAGCCATGACTTAGTTTTAAGTGAGGCTATGTTTATGTAGTCTGAATCTTCTAGTGAAACTGCTCCAACCTGTGGGAACACATCTCTTATGTTAGGTAGAAATAAATCTGGTCCAACATAGTTTCTTCTTTTGTCTACTACCCAGTCTACTAGCCCAAAGAATGAGCCATATACATTTGAGTAAACTTGCATAAGTTTTAATTTTGTTAAAAATGGGAACTGTGAATTTGCATTAGGTAAGATATACTTATCTGTTATCAAATTCATAAGTGCTGCTTTACCCCTATTAGATTTGCTAATTGCTCTAGCAACTCCTTTAGGAAGTTGTGCTGTGGTTCTGCCTGATCTCTCTAACACATAAGTAGAAAGTCTTGGGTCGTGAATTTGGGATTTGGTTTCGTCTGATGTTATTTCATCCGTAAGTTTGGAGAATAACATATTCTCTTTGTCATCCCAGTCTGCTCTTTTAGTTGCAACAAATCTCTCGGATGCTTTGAAATCACTAATATAATTGTCTATATCGGAATTAGTGTCTACCGATTCTTTTACTTTTTTTGATTTTTTTGCCATATTGTTATATACCGTTCTGTATAAATAGTACTGCTATATTAATAGCACCTAAACTAATTTTTTGTCAAACCTCTAGTAGAAGCCTCCCTTAAAGAGCTTGGTATCATCAGGAAAAACGCTATGCCCTCTACCACTCCTTCTACGCCTATAGGATACTACCATATATCGTAAAGCATCCATGGCGTGGTCATCAGCTTTCTCAGGAACATCTAAAGGATTAAGAGTTCCATCTTTACTAGCTCTCTCTTTCCACCTATACGCCTCAAACTCTTTTAGAGTCTCGGTACAGTTATCTGTGACAAAGAGTTGGGGTAATCCTCCCTCTCTAGGTTGCATGTGTGGAGTCATAATATTGTGTCCTATTTGTGGTTTTAAAAGTTCCTGGACCTTTTCTATACCAAAGGCTACCCAGCTCATATTTGCCGTTCCAGTTTGTTTTTCAGCAGCAGTGATGTAAACACCCCTAGCTTGAAAGTCTAATAGCCATTGAGTACCGTGGGGATCTCCATAACTAGCTATTACCTGTTGGTTGAGCTTATTAGACTTAACTACTCCAGCGTGGTAATCAGTAGTCTGGTATCTCTCGTAGTATTCGTCTACTATATATAGATTGTTATCTTCATCTTCTGCTACCCACAGACAAACAGTCGGGTTATTACTACCAAAGTCAAATCCCCTAAAGATTCTCCAACTAGCTGGTATTTCAAATTGGGGTATGGTGTGTATATCTCTATCAAACTCTTTATATATTAATCCCTCATGTCTCCTAAAGTCTGACATGTACTCTTGTTCAAAGGTATCCTCTGGTAATTCATTCCTAGCCTTGTCTACTTCGTCTGATGGTATGAATGGGTTCTCGTAAGAAGTAAACTTCCAGCTCTTGTAATCTTCGTCATAGTTCCCAGAGTCTATCATTCCTCTGGTGAATAGTTCGTGGAAGTGATTGTATCCTTTAGGAGTACTAATAAAGATAGCGGGTGCTTTGTAGTCTGTTAGCGTAGGTCGTAAAACTTCG